AATGCTTTACTCTGTCTTTGGCTTTAAACCACCCTTTCGCCTCAATAATAATACCATTGTTAAGAACAAAGTCAGGCTTATAGAGTCTAAACATTTGTACTGCGTATCTGATAGACATCTTTTCATATCGAATCCTTTGCTTGAGGAGACGCAACTCTTTCGCTACGCTCTCCTCAAACTTGCTCCTAAATTGTATCTTGGGCATCAGCTAACTTCACATAGTTTACTAACGGTGGTGTAGCAGACTTAGAAACCTTTGAAGGAAGAACTTGAAGATTGTCCCAACACTTCTCTCTGTATGAACAGAAGCTACACTCAACACCTAATTTCATGTTACCACTAGGCTTGCCATAATAAGTCTCAGCTACAGGCTCATAGCATCTCTCAAATGGCTCGTCATTGTTTATGTAGTCAATAGTGTCTTGTATCTTACTCATTTCTTCTTCAACATCTACACCACTAGCACTGATGTATTTGAAGTTTCCATTAGCTTTATTTACTACCCACCATCCACCAACAGGAACACCTTTCGCTTTTGCGTAGCCAACGAGTTGTGACACATACCCAAAGCTGTCTTTGCCCTGTAGCGTTTCAAAGTCTGTGAACTTATTTTCGTATGCCCAAGGAGAGGCTGATTTAACGTCATCAACCTTTCCATTTAACACGAGGTCATAAGTCCCATCAACATGTCCCCCCTTTATTGGTAAAGAGACTTGCTCACTGTCATCAAACTTAACGTCTGCCGCCCTTAGTAAGCCTTTAAACACAGCCTCTATAACATCACCAAGAATCATGTTGATAAGAAAAAAGGGAGAGTCAGATATCTTTTCGTCAGGATGGTTCTTTTCAAACCAAAGCTGACACTTCTTACGTCCAATGTTAGACATACGAAGTTTAAACGTCCTCTTCTCCCCTGAGAATTGACGACCCAAAGCGTCTCTTACATCCTTAGATATGAGGTCAAGAATATCCTTATCCATACTAGTCTTACCTAGCATGACGTTTTGTAAGAAAGAATGAATCGCCACTTCTGCAGGATGGTTCATGTCTACTCCTCAATCTCAACTATGCTTGAGGCAATATCATCTTCCTGATCGGACAACTCATCAGGTCTACGATGCTCTTCCCACTTGCTAATTGTTATTGAGTTCATAGACTCAACCCACTCAACAAAGTTATTCAACACTTCTTGGTCATCAGTGGTGATCTCTACTACTTTACCTAGAGATGGTTTCAACACAGCATAAGTCGCACCACTAGGTATACTCTTTACTTCTGTGCCAAGATGTAACAGATGTTGAATAGGAAGTCTGTTTTTCCTTTGGATCTGATTGAACATATCCGTCATAGCCTTAAAGCTATCTCTGTTCTTGATCCTCATAAGGAAAGGGAACTCTTTAACAGTTACAGGTTTACCATTGACATCCTTTGCTTTGTCAAGCGTACACAAGCCAAAGAGGACTTTAAACCTATCCGTTGCCCTCATTAGCTCTTGTGTCTCTTGTGGCAACGAGTTGAAGTCCTTTACGTAGCCTGATGGTCTACCACAGTTGAAACCACCGTAGTTGTCCTTCAGATCGCCATTCAAAGACGTTGCCATTACAGTTCGCAACATTCTACCCTCGCTACCATCAGGCTTTTGGTAGTGCTTGTCGTAGCGTTGGAATTGAAACCGTTGCATAAAGGGACGAATTGTCACCTTATCACTGTAATATATTGTATCATCAGGGAAGGTTACAGAAAAAGCTCCGGACTTAACTATAGCTACTTCCATAGTTTCACCATCAACTTCCTTTGTACCCATCACATTTTGATGAACTAACTTTACTTCTGCCAAAGCTGATGTGCTTTTAGCAGGTGCGTTAGACATACCCATCAACTCTGCTAAGTCAGTGGGTGATTTACCTATTATTTCTAATGCGTTTTCCATGTGTTTTTTCTCCTATTTAGAAATGGAATTTTATCAGACTACATCTTTAACGTCAAGCCAATTATCACCTATCTTTGACTCTAGTAATAACGGAACATTAACGTCAATGTCATAGTAGGACTCTACTATACTTTTTAAACTTTTGTTTACACTATCTATGATATCTAATACGTCCTCTTCCTCTGAAGGGTGAACGTCCAATACCACAGAGTCATGCACACTATTTACTAACATACTCTTGTAACCACTTAATCTATCTTCAATCTCCAACAGTACAATAGGAACTATGTCTGCTGTAGCAAAGCCTTGAACAGGATAGTTCTTAATCATGGTGAAGTGTGTTGGAGTTCCACTTGCCCTTCTCTCTACATCAGGAAAAGCGTACTGCCTACCTGATGGTATCTTTACTCTACCAAGGTTGATAGCTTCATCACCTAACTTCTTGTGCCATTTAGCTATGCCTTTGTATTTATCCATAAAGTGTGTGTAGTATTCAGCTTCAGCTTTTGTTCTACCATACCCTGTAGCTCCGTACAGTGGGGCAAAGGTGTGTGCCTTAGCTTCTTGCCTAGTTGTAGGTTGACCTGCCTCAGTGATGATCTTAGCCGTGTAGGAGTGAACATCAAATCCGGTTGACACTTCTTGCATTGCAACTTTGTCTTGAGATAAAAGTGCAGCAACCCTAAATTCTAGTTGAGCAAAGTCTGCCTCTAGTATTTTACCTTTCATGCCAAATGAATTATCATTCCAACGAGAGATAAACACCCTCTTCACAGGAAACGTACCACCTCTAGGCATGTTCTGCATGTTAGGATTACGTCCACTAAAGCGTCCTGTGGCTGTAACATGTTGGGTTAAACTAACGTGTAACATGCCATCCTCTTTTGTATAGTGTTGTATACCCTCAACAAAAGCAGATAGATAACTAGACACAGCACTTTGTCTTTTTAGATCGGTTAGAAAGCTTTCTGCATCTGTCATCCCTTTTGATTTAGCTATATTTATGAGATGCTCCAAGTTACTTTTACTCGTAGAGAAACCATTAGCACTGACCCATGCCTTTGATGGTGGAAAAAATCCTAGACCTGCCATTTGCTTTAACTTAGTTAGCTTGTACCCTCTAGTATCGCAATCTGTGCATCGACTTGGCTTGGCAAAAGGTGTTCCATCTTTCTTTGTCTTGTAGATTTTGCCCTTACCCTTGCATGTTTGACACACACTAGCCTTTGTTTTAACCATCATAGAGCTATTATCCTTGACAGCCTGTTTAAAATCTTCTTTTTCATCAACATAGTCAAATGCAATCGCCCACTTTTTCTTATCGTGTAGTATTCTAGAATATATTACTTGACTAACTTGCTCCGGAGAGTTGAGATTTATAGGAGTATCACCCATTAAATGTTTAACTTGTGTCCCTAATCTAGTTTCTATCTCCAACAACTCATCCTCAAACTGCTTTCGCACCTCTTGTAAAGCTTGTTGGTCTATATTGAAACCATTCATATACATTCTAGTCAGCGTTTTGCACACTTTGTTAGTAGTATCCCTCACACTAACCAATGATTGAGACTCAGGCTTGTTGTACTCATCCATTAGTCGCCAATACAGAGATCTAGTAACCCTTAGGTCTTGTTCTAGATACTCTGATAACTCCTCTAGAGGAATCTCGTCTGTCTGAAAGCCTCTTCTAAAGTAATCCTTGAGTGTATCAGACTTCTTCATGTCTAAATCGTAGCGTAATGCACAGTTTTCTAAGCTTACAGAGCCTTTTTGTCCACGCTGTAGTATGTAATCTCCAAGCATGGTATCAAATATATCACGATCATACTTAAAACCACATGCCCAAAGCCACTGCAAGTCATACTGTAAGTTGTGACCAACAATCAGAGTGGTCTTATCAAGAACTTTTTGTAGTCTTTGTTGTGCATCATCGTCTTCAATAGTTTTTTCTTTGTGATCAAATACAAATACTGTCTTCTCTTCCTCTCTTATATGATCCATGATACCCACAAGTGTCAAAGAATTGGCAGGTTCAAAAGGGTCTAGGTGTAACTTGCCATCACGTTTAGTGGTGGTGTTTTCTACATCAAGTATTATCTTCATGCTGAGTACCTTCCTGTTTCTACGTCTAGTTCAACATGAACTGTGCCATGCCAACCTGTTAGTTTATTCTTAGCCAATCGAATGTGTCGCTGAGGATCGTTGCTGTCCTGTCCTTCAATGTCAGGGTTCTTACTAATTAATAACATTAAATCTGCCTCTGCTGCCTTGCCTGTTTTGCTACCCTCAAGCATGGATTGGTTAACATTTATCTTACCTTCAGCCTCTGCTGATAGTTGGGACATCCATATTATAACGCAATTATACTTCTTGGCAATGTTTCTTGCATGAATTGCCGCCTCTTTGAGGTATATATCTGATCTTTCTGATCCGGCTGTTGCAAACTTGTCACCCATATCAAGAATAATTATGTCCGGCTTCACACTTTTGGCTAGCTGTTCAACGTAATCCATGTTTTTGTCAGTGGCATCCTTTATAGAGAGTAACCCTCTTATAGGATCGTATCTCTCCAATGCTTTCTTCCTGTTCTCTAGGACTTGATCGCTAGACATATTAGATTTGCAATAGAGGTAACGTAACCCTACACGCTTATATGCCTCTTCATTACACAGCACCACACACTTTGCCCCTTGATCTATAAAGCCACCCTCAGATGCTATGATACTAGAATGGAAGGATGTCTTTCCGGTGTTAGGTCTTGCTCCCACTATTACAAAGTGTCCACCACTTAGTCCTTCCACCCTTCTACGTAGCGATGGTATATTAAACTTCCACTGAAACTTTAGATTGAGGTGGTCAACAAGAGTATCAAAGCTTATGTCGTCTCCTTGAAACTTAAAGCTTGGAGTAAAGTCATCCTGATAGTTATCTAATATGTTTCTCAAGGGTTCAAGGTTGTTCTTAGTGCCATTCACATAATCAAAACCTATGTTGGCTACCTCTTCTCCCACCATCTGTTGAAACAATTTAGATAAAACTTCCTTAGCTATATCATTATTCATTGGCTCTTCCTTGGATAGCTTACTAAATAAAACTTCAAAGGATGCCTTGTTTGCTGAGGTCATCGTGCCATTATCCGAAAAGAACAAAGCTTGTAGTTCTGTAAGAGATAGATTTCTCTCATGTTTTCGCATAGCCTCGTCCAAAGTATTCTTGATCTTGCGTACATCTTTACTGAAGAGTCTGTCAGGACATTTACTGCCCTTGTGATCCTCGTAAAAGTCTTTCTGCATCAAGCTTCTAATTAGTGCTAGTTCTATCATTCTGTATCTTCTCCTCTATTAATCCATCAATAAGACCCAACATCTTGTCAAAGTCTTCTTTGCCTAAGTTCTCTATATAAAACCATTCATTAGCTCTCTTACGGCTTAGACTCTCAGCCAAAGAGTGTGCCATCTTTTCTGCTACACCTCTGTGCTTAAACTTCTTATAGGTAACTAGCTCGTAATCTCTGTGAGGACTACCTGTTTGATAGCCGTTACATCTGTCTGTGGATTCAATGGCTTTACCTATTTTGTACCAATTTTTCCAGGCAGGGTTTTTTAAAACATAAACCTCGCCCTCTGTTGACAGGACATAATTAACCAAAGAAGAAAATGCAGCATCATTAAATGATTTATACTTGCCTGGTTTATATAGTGGATGCTTTCTTGATATGTACTTACCATTCACACGCATCTGTAAAGGATTGTTTATTGCATTACTTTTAATGTTACGTTCCTTTCTACACTCCTTACAAAGACGCTGTTTCTTAGAGTACCCCCTATATGTATTATCAATGTGAGAGTTCTCTTCAGTTAACTCTATCTTACAAATGCTACATTTACCCATTTAACATCTCCTTTAGTTTGTTAAAATCATTCTCTCGTTTGTATTTTAAATCATCTTCAATCTGTAGTCCATAAACTTCTGACGGATCACAGTAACTTTTTAGTTCTTTAGTATACTGAATAGTCTTGCCTATAGCGTCAGGATCAAGAGCTACAATAACTTTATCAAAGGTATCGATATATTCCTTATGCTCTTTCAACAGACTTGTACCCAACAGTGCTACTCCTGTTACACCTATTAAGTTCTCCCCTATAACTGTTGCTGACACAACGTCCTCAACAACAACAGCTATACTTTTACTAGGCTTGATACAATAGGAGTAATACTTTGCTACACCACCATACTTGTACCACTTTGGTTGTGCGTTGTACAAAGCTCTTCCTATAGCATCAATAACTCTACCATTCTTGTAGATAGGGAACACAGCACGTTGGCTTTTACAATCGTACAGTAATTCTATATTTAAGTTCCAACGTCTTTTAAATCTTTGTACGTAAGCGTTGTTGCCATCTGTTATGTACTCAGGCATCTCAAACTTCTTAGTCTCTACTATTTCTTCTTTGCCTTGTATCTTATTCTTAATTGTCTCTACTAACATTGGAGTTAATGTAGCACCCTTAACGTCACAGCTATTCCTGTAGCAGTTATATATAATCAACCCATCTTTGTTTGTAGCTGTAAACTTTTTGACTCCGTTGCAGATAGGACAATCCAACGTGAGCGTCTCCCCTTCCTTTACGTCTAGTCGTCTTATAAAATCATTACTAGGTTTGTTCACCATTACTAATCTCCCTTCTTTCTAATGCACTTGCTGCCGATTTGTATGTGTGTCGGATATAAGGACGCATTGAGTTAGGACTACTATGCCCTGACACTGCCATGATCTGAGTGGTATCCACTCCGGCTTCTACCATTTCAGTTATAGCTGTTCGTCTCATATCCATTGCTGTTAATTCTTTTGGTAGTCCGGCTACCTCTTTCACTCTGTTAACCATTCTACTTATTTCTATGTCTGTGTATATTACGTAACCACCATTTCTAGGATGTGGATGTGGAGCAACGTACTTCTGAAACCCAAAGTCTTTATGCTGTTGTTCCAACATCCTATAGATATGTATGTGGATAGGCAGATGCACCTCTGCCCTTTTCTTAGATTGTTCAAGATCAAGTCTGCGTTCCTCAAAGTTTATATTACTCCACTCCAATGTTCGCATGTCTCCTATCCTTTGGGCAAACGCATAAGCCATATGAACTATTAGTCCTATACTTCTCCACTTATACTCTGAGTAAGCTGTATCCAAGAACAGACGGACTTGATCTCCTGTCCACATAACCTTACGAGGTTTAGTCTGCATCTTCTTAACAAACCTCATAGGATTATTAGGCATCAACTCTAGCTCAACAGCTAAATTAAATAGTATTGATGCCACTGTTGAGGTCATGTTGGCTTGCCTAACTCCGGCATTTAGCCACTCTTGATAGGCAATTTTGCACTCAGACACGCCAATCTTGCCTAGAATAGTGCGACCCATCGTAACTTTGGGGCTGAAAAACGTCTCTACGATACGCTTGATGCAGTAATCATAGTCTTTTTGGGTTCTCATACGCAAAGATAAGAACTGTGGTGTTGTCCTGTAATAGTCAATGAGATCGTTTAAAGTCTTAATCATCGCTAGCCACCAACACTATAGCTATAATAATAGTATACACTATCAAAGTTAAAAGATATCCCATCACTTCATCTCCTTTGGTTTAGGTAAAGGTAGTCTAACCTCTACTACTTTCTTTTGTCGCCACATCACTGTGCGTTTTCCATTACCTTCAAACGCAATGGCAAGGGCATCTTTACTTACAAAACCAGGGTCTAGTTCCCAAACGTATCCTTCCTTCTTGTTCTCTCTAGCTTGGTGTATAAACTCTTTGTTTTGCTCAATAAAAATTAATGCTGCAAATCCTAAAAACATATCTGTCATATCATTTCTCCCATCTATAAAATATGTGTCTATCAATTCTTGTTGTTTTTGTCTTGGTCTTAGCCCATTCCGGACGAACATAGGTTGCATGATAGTGTGTAGCTCCTTCCGTAATATCAAGAGCAATAGTCTTTGTTAACAAAATCGATGCGTGTTCTAGTGCGTATCTCCATGTTCTACTCTCCATGTTAGGTTCATCTTTCTTGCCATCACAATACCATGTGAACTGACACTTCCAACGAACAGGTTTGTTTGTACCCTTATACGTCACAGCCTGTTTAACTACCTCGCAAACTGTGTCAGGAAATCTAGAATCTTCTACCCTGTTTAGAACCACCTGACCCACTGCCATCTGTCCTATCATAGATTGATTCCCTGCTTCGTGGTAGATATTAACTGCCATACACATCAGTGCTGTTTCTAATAACATCAGCTATCTCCTTAAACTTTTCTACAATATATTTATCTTGTTCCTCAGTGTCGTCAAATTCTACATCTAATAAGCCGTTATCTTTCTCGTCCATTGTTATCTCCTTTAATGTAATACTTCATGGTCAAACTCAGGGTCATGCTCCACATATCCTACTATCTTAGCATCAATAATAGTCTCATGGTCTATATCCCAATGACACTCTCTTGCTACCACTTCTGTGTTGGGTGCTTCATGCTCCACCTTAATTATTATATATGCCCATTTACTCATAGGATAAGCTGAACAAGTGCGTTCAATCCCATAGTTAGGGTTATCATTAGAGCTATAGCAAACAGTAGTGCTATACCCTCATCATCATTATTATTCTTCATGGCAAAAGTTTCTCCAAAATTTACAGTTGTTATCTGACTTGCACACTCTTTCATGCTTGGACGTTTCCCAACAATCAGAAATCCAAGGCGAAAAATATTTGGCTGCAAATCTGTCAGACCAATCTTGTCCATCGTTTAACCACAGGGCAAAGATGGGTAGTGGTATGAGTAATAGGAAGACTACAAAGAAAGCTTTGCCGAATCCCTCGTTATGATATGGTTTCATTTATATTCCTTTCTTTTTGTTAAGACCTTTTGGGTCATACTGTTCGTCAACTATTTCATCCGGCATAAATCTACTGCCTGTTCCATCGTCAAACCAATTGTTCATAAACATTAGAACGATCATAAAGATCATTACATAACTAAACCACTTCACAAACCATATAAACAATCCATAGGCTTGCTGTGCTTGTTCTAATGCTTGTTGCTTTACATCATCATCATTCATTCTTTTCTCCTATCCTGACTGTAAATGTTCCCCACAAACACCACACTCGTAACCATGATATCTGTGACCATCCTCAACAAACTCATAATAGATTGCGTTATCATCACAACTATGTTCCTCTTGTTGTTCTTCTTCATTCATCTTTCTGCTCCTTTGGTGTCCAATCTTTGTACAAAACAAAGTCTTCGTCAGGGTTAGGGTACTGCACTATCTCTGCAGTGTTCCACTTTGCCCACTCCATCTTAGCATCCTGATAGGTATCAAAGACTTTGACAGGACTATCTTGCGTCCACATTGCCCCACAACCTTCTCTTACATACTCAGTACCTTCTTGTTCAAAAGGTGTGATGAGTATTGCCCACTTAACTTGTCTCGTCATCTTCTAGCTCTCCTTCCAACATGTGTGTATATATTATCATCTTTTCTTTGAGCCTTTGTTTAAGCTCATCTGCTTTTCTTTTGTCCTCTTTATTATTAAAGTCTCCAAAATCTACGATAATGTGTTTATCAAACCATTCATCACTTGTCATTATGCACTCCATAAATATTATCTAATTCAGTTAAAAAATATACTAAGTCCTCTACTAAATCTCCAAGTGTCTCTTCATTATCTGTGCCATCATGCACACGTTTAACATTGCAAAGACCATTAGATTTTATTGTTTTGTTAACATCAATAATGTTAAACAAGGCATTGCTAACATCATTTGGTTTGGGTTTATTATTCTTCATTTTTTAAATCCTTCCTTAAAAGTTTCGCTTGAAACATCTCATGTTGATGCCTACGCTTGGCAACCTTTTCCCTCTTGTCGTTGATGGTCATGGTTGCCTTGCGTACAAACATTGGGTTACGTGGCTTAGGCTGTTTGGGTTTCTGTTTCATTAACTTTCTTTCCAAACAATCTTTTGACCATTTCCCTAGTCATTATGTACTCGCCACCACCTTCTAAATCCTGTACTAGGTAAGGCTTCTTTGGTGCTTTACGTCTGTACCCTGACAGGCTAAAACTCTTTCCCTCAAGCTTGACTATCTTAGTCAGATCAAGGTTATCCATCTCAGCGTGGAAATCCAAATCCTTTTCAGCTTGAGACTTAGCACCTTTCATCTTCAAGTTAACCTTGAAAGTAACTTCAGTATCACTATAACTAGCGTTGCCAACTTGTATCTCAAAGTCTGCTAGTTGAGATGAATGTTTTGGTGCTTGTTCAAGCATAAGAGTTTGTAGTTGATCTCTTAGTTCTTTAATTAGTTTTCTATTTAATAACATTTATTTTCTCCTATTAATTTAAAATTGAAAGTACCATCTTACTAGTTGATCTAAAATATAACACGCTCCAACGAGCAATATAAAAACAGATAGTCCGTGACCACTTTCTTTATACATCTTTCATACCCTCCAATATGTGAGTTATAACATCTATCGTCCACCCATTACCAAGCATCTTGTATTGCTGAGACTTAGAGATAGGCTTAACAATCCCATCAAAACTACCCATGCTACAGTGATCGTCCGGAACTGTCTGAAGCCTAGCACATTCCTTTGGTGTTAGCTTTCTCCATCTAAGACCATCAGTGAGGTGATTGTTGTGTTCCCATGAGCTTGTGGTGAGTGATGGAGTTTTGCCATCCTTGGCACGTAGTCCACCCTTGTTCCAACCTCTAGGCTGTTGGTAGATAAGCACTCCACCATTAGGATTATTGGTAGCAACCTTGGGTTCTCTGTGTCCTCCTTGCATAGTCGTTAAGGTTGGTGCTTTGCCCTCAGGAGAATAAACACGCTTGATAATATCGTAGCCTTTTATCTCTGCTGTTTCTCCCACTTGAATACATCCATTTGCCAAAGCGTAAAGGCTATCGGTAGATTGTTTGTATTGGTTGGATAGTAAAGCTCCGGACTTCTTTTGATTGGGCATAAAAGCTCTGCTTCTAGTGTTGTCCTTTGCTCTTTCCTGAGCTTTATCAGAGAGTGTCCAAGTATCATCCAAACCCTCTTCCAATATGTGAGCTAATATGATCCCCTTATCTTTGGGTTGAGCTACAGGAATAGCTTTGTAAGTGTCGCCATCTCTAACACCAAACCAATAAAGCCTAAATCTATTTTGTGCAGAAACCAACGCACTGTTAATTGCTATGGGTTGAAAGCCTAGTATTTCAGAAATCATATCTTGATACTCTTGTTTCATCCTGACATTTTCAAGAAAGATATATTTTGGTTTTATCTTCTTGACTAGTTTCCACCAATCAAAAAACAAACTGCTTTGTTCTCCGTCAATCAATCCTTTACCAAGTCCGGCAAAAGATAGATCAGTGCAAGGAGATCCGGCAAGCATCAAATCAATCTTGGGCAGAGCGTCAGCGTCAATCCCTCTTACGTCTCCAAGGTGTATCATGTTAGGGTAATTGTACTTTGCTACAGCTATAGCGAATTTGTCTATCTCACTAGCAAAATATTTACCTACTTTTATTCCGGCTCTTTCTAAGGCTAGTTGTCCACCTGATAAGCCATCAAAACAACTTAATACGTTTATCATTTTGTAACCTCTATCTTTCTTAATTCTAAGTTAACGTATCCAATAGTATTATGCATATCTCTAAACTCCAAGCACTTTACTTCTGCCCCTACCTCTTCACTATCTATTGAATACATTTTAATGGGCTTGTTTAAATCTCCTGTCTCTAGGAGCATCTTTATTAAATCAATTGTTTTCATTCTGACCTCGTGAGAACGAAGGGAATTACTCCCCTCGCTCCTTCATTAATGCGTTGAACTTCTCAGGGTTCATCCATTGCCCTGTGATAGGACATCTTGGCTGTCTCCCATTACTAGCAACCATCATTTTTAAGATGGCTTTGTTGGTGGCTGAGGTTGTCCCTCTCTTGCCATACCTTTCTCGTTTATCTGTGCGAACCAATGCCATGTGATCCACGCTGATGTGATTGTAGTTTTTGTATTGTCTAGCCATGTTATTACTCCTTTTCTGCTAGTGTTAAATCCATTCTTGTTTTAGTTCTATCCCAATCGCTCTAGATAGATTATAGACTAGGGCAAATCCCATGTCCATTCCACAGCCACCTATACGAACTCCGTTGTTTGTGATCCTGTTCCCTAGGATTGTGGAAACGTAATAGTTCATATTTAAAGGTTGGTTGTCCTTGATCCTAATTACTTTTATATCCCTTGTCATTCCGGATTGGCTAACGTGTTGGACGTTGGTGTAAAGGGTATCGCCATCCTTTAGAATTGTTTTAAGATATTCTTTGCAGTTTTTTATTTCTAGTTTGTTGTCCATTGTTTTACTCTCTTTCTTTGGTTTAATTAATTGCTGAACAAATCTTTTAGTTTCTGTTCAAATTTATCTAGCTTACTTTCATTAGCTTGATATCTGATTGTTAAGCCACCCTTAGCCTTGAACTCTTCAAGGTTGGTTGGTCTGTCATCTATTAGAAGATTTGCCCAACCACTGTATTTCTCTCCTGTATCAGTTGCCCACATCCACTTCTTGTCTGAATAAAATCTTTTCTTGTTAAAGTCATTGTCAAAGGCATATCCAAAGAGATTGTCTAACCATATGTCTTTATGTTTAGAACTGTTCTCCTCGTCTCCTTTTAATGGAGTGCTAAGGATTGACCACCTTCCTTTGGTGTATCTCTCCACCATGTGAAGAAATTTAATTGTTGTTGGGAAAATTGGTATCCTACTAAAGAAATCCGTTCCGGATAATCTTTCAATAACATCTTCTTGTGTTGGAATATCTTTCCAATGGTTCACTCCAAATTCTAAGGCTAAAGCTTTGAAGAAGTCTGCTATAACTCCATCCATGTCCACATATGTCCAATTAGGTTTAATCATCTTTCAATCTCCTCTTCTGTTTCTTCCCATAGTTCCCAAAACCTTTTTGAATATTCTTCCTCTGTCAGGTTTGGCTTTTCCTCTGCTAGCTGTCTCGCCTTTTCGTAGTCTATTTTCATCTTCATTTTTTAACCTCTTTTTTCTGTGTTCTGATTTCTTCTAGCATAGCTCAATATTAAAAGTCAATACCCTCAGCTAAATTTTTTTTTGAGGGGAGCTTTTACACTCCCCCCACTTTGACTTTATGTCTCTGCTCTGACACCAACTAGAGTATCTATGGGAAAGCCTTTCCACTCTAGCTCCTCTTGGTTTAGTCGGCAAACTTTCTCTATTAAAAACTTCTTTGCTTGCTCAACTTGATCGTCATCCTCTGAGGTTTCAATAATGTTCACTATTTCTTTCAGCGTCATTGTCTCGTGTCTCACGCTATACGGAAATTCCGTGGTAGAAATAGGGACGTTGTTAAACTGTGCGTCTGTTTCAATTTGTAATGTTAAATATGTTATAGCCACTTTTATTTACTCCTTTTGTTAGTGGTTAAGCTTGTGGGTCAAATGGAAATCTAAGGCTATCCATTTGGGTTTCGTAAGCGTGTTCGTCATTAGTCTCAAAAGCATTAGACCACGCCTGTTGCTCCCTTCTAGCTATTTCAGCTTGATAGGGCATCTCGTATTTATACTCGTGTAGAGCCTCTAAAGCTTCGTTGTAGTGATCGCCATCAGCGTGTGGAAATCCCCCCTCCGTAAACTTTTGGTCTACAAACCATTTTCCGTCTACAAACTCTCCGATTTCAGACCATGTTTTTCCGTTGCTCTTAACTTTCGCAACTTCAAAATTTCCGTCTGCGTAATAATATAATGTGCTTTTTCCTCTCATTCTCTCAGCTTCCAACTTCTCCTTATTGGCTTTGGCTTCTTCTTTAGCTAGCTTGTCTAAGTCCTCAAGGGTAGCCGGAACAGCGTCTAAAATCTCTCTAGCGTTTTGTTCTTTTTGCTCTTGCTCTTTAGCATCTGAAGACTTGAGGTCATAAGCTTGTGTAATTTCAAAAGCTATTCTCAAAGCGTTTTTGTCCTTAACTCTATTAGCAACATCCGAATAATCATTTTTTGTGATGCTTCCGGTAAACCAATCAAAAGAATAGTCATCTGCAATTCCGTGAAGATCTCCGGTTTCCTTGGTTAAAGCTGTTGGGTAAACGTGAGAAACTCCAACTACATTCTCTGTTGGTATTACTAGGATATCTCCACTCTTACACTCCTCGTTGCATTGTGTCGCATTGTAAGCGTCTGCAGTATTGGAGAAGATCCAAACTCTAACTCCGTCAATTGTATAATATCCGTAGTCGGTTACTTCAGTTTCAAACCCTCCACCGATTTCGTCCCAATTGGTGTAGTAATAATTTCCTTTATTAGGTGTATTCTTTATCAAGGTTTCTGCGTCTCCTGTTGTGATGGCTACTTTGATTGTTTCTATTAATGCTGTTTTTTCCATTTGTTTTAAACTCCTTGTTTGGTTCAGCGAGTGGGATTTCTCCCCCACTCAAAAACACTTAACGAAACAGGTTTTAAAATTATTGCATTTTATTTTAATTTTTTTTTTTATTTATTTTTGCCCTGTCCAATTCCGTTAATCCGTAGGTATAAAACAACAACAAAAAAATATCCGGTATGCTTCTGCAGAACTAAACTGCTAACGGATAGTTAATCCGATTGTTTT